GCTGTCGTTTGTTAAAACAGCATCTACAAATTTGCCGCCTATGTATGCGTCACCGTAAATAATTGGGACTGATCTAGTCGTATCTGGTGGAACTTGAATTCGAACGCCGGGGTCAACAGACGAATTGGACGTATTGTTTGGCGTTAATACTTTGCTAACAAGAAAAGACACCGCCATATTGATAGCAAACGCAACAAACGGAATCGCTGATGCGTAAATTGTTGTTGCTAAAAGGGCTGTTGCAATTGTTACACCAACAGCATAAGCGTCAACCGCAAAAGTTACGCTTGCAAGCAATATGAATAGTTTAAGCATTATTGAATCCAGTTTTCGTCAAGTTTTTTAAAGCCAAACTTATCGTATTTTATGTCGGGACTTGTTACCATTTTTGCTATTGTGAAATACTTGATACGTCCTGATTGCTTTAATTCATTACCATAATCAACATACGATTTAAGCAATCTATATCCTATGCTTGCGTTTCTGCATTCTGGCTTAACGTAAAAAGCTAATTCGTAAAGCTGCAAGGTTTTGTCGCACCATATGGACGGAGAAATTATTCCCATGATCAAACCCTTGCCCTGCTCAATATAAATAATTCCTGCGCCTGCGATAATGGTATCTAGCAAACGATGCCAGTATTCGGGATTGTTAACTTCTCTCAATGCTTCAATGTCGCTTTCGTTTTTAAATTCAATCATCAAATTTATAATGTCTTGTTTGTCAAACTTGTTGGCTTGTCTTATCACGTTAGCCACCGCCGCCGTTGCCGCTGCCCCCGCTACCATCTGATGCGGTTTCAGGTATTGTTTCCACATTACCGCCACCACCCACGCCGCCACCGTAGACGGGATCGGTTTGACCACCGCTTGCGGGAGGCTTACCAAAATCAAAATATGTCGATGCAATAATCGGAACTCGATTCATGCTTGTGTCGTTTGGATAAAAGAATTGCCAACTCGACTCGTTTGTTCTTACGCCTGTCACACGGTTTTCTAATACAAACCTCATTGATGAACAGGACGCAACCGCTGTTGCTATGCGTGTGCGTAGGCTTTCGTTAAATTCTTCATTGATCGCAAAATTATTTACAATGCCTTGGTATCGTTTAAAAAACTGTTGCGTTGGCGTTGTAATGATTTGATTGTTAGCATCAAGAAACCCACGCCAAATCTCGACCGTGCTGCCTTTTATATTGCTACCAAGTATCAATGCAATGTTTGCGGGATCAATACCTGTAAGCATTAGCTTTAAATCATAACTAGACGCTTTAATATCTTGCTGTATCTCACTAATTCCAAGCAAACTACCTAGCCCTGTAAACGTAATGCTGTTAACTGTAATAGGTGCGGCTGCGCTGCAAAACGTATACACGCCAGACGGTGTAGTCAGCCTAACAAATTCAGCGTATTTAATTGATGACGCATTAAGCGCAGTCATTGTCGTCGACATTGTTTTCCTTAATTGGCTATGTTTTCACGAAACACAAATTCACCGTCCCACTCTACAAACGCACCATTAGTCATGGGCTTCAATGTATAAGTTGGGCATTGTTCAGCGACCACGTTAAATGTAACCGCTTTTCCTAACGTCACAGTTGCGCCGCTTGTTGGTGTACCAATTAACGGTCTGTGAATGTTAACGGTTGATGAAAGTGCGTCAGCCGTTACTTTGTAAACATAGCCGCCAACTTGAATAAAGTCACCCGCCAAAAGCGTGCCGTTTTTAGTAATGTTTAAAGTCTGCGTGTTAGCCACGGGCGTTGATGCAAGCGTGGCTGTTGTTGCCGTTCCTTGTAGCTTGGTAAACCACTCTAAAGTTGGCGTATCAAATGTAATGTTTTCAGCGTTTTGTCGGTCTGCGTTGTCTATGTTCTGAATGATTGAACGGACTTGGGGATAATATAAAAAGTTATGTGGAACGACTGTAAAGACCCAAGGCACGGACGTTAAATATTGCGCAACTCTAAGTTGTCCTGAACGGCTAACCTGTTGACCGACCGTCCTGCGGTTGTTAACAGTAAAAGTTTGATGTATGTTTAAGATTGTTTGAAAACTCATGTTCTGCTCCGGCTGTTAGATAAGCCTTTGTTGGCGTATGCGTTAGCCGCCCACACAGCCCTTGAGCTGCCGTATATGCGATCCTCAAAAGACTTAGTGTCAATTGCGTCAATGTAGTTGTTGGTAATGTTAGTAACGCCGCCCATGCCGCCTAAATTGTTGTTTGGTATAACTGTGCCAGAGCGACTAGGCATAAATATTTCCGGACCACGTTCACCAACTAAGTAAGATGAATCTGCGGATACAGTACCGCCGTTTGCTCTTGTCATATCGACAGCAAAAGACAAAGCACCTTCGCCGCCTTCAAGTGAACCCGCACCAATTGTAGTAGCTCCGCCGATGCCGCCTGATGCTGCACCTATTGCGCCCATAACAAGTTTTAAACCTTTGCTAAAAAGTGCCGTTGCTTGCGCTTGTAATTGAATTTTAATTAAGTCTTTAATGACGCTTGCCGTAAAATCTTTAAAAGAAAATTTGCCACTTTCTACAAACTGATCTATCGCATTACTCATTGCGCCCGTTATTGAACTGAACATATCTCTACCGATTGTGGCGTAATTTTCTGCGTCCTCTGCGTATTGTTTAAATGCTGTATTCCAACCATAAGAAAAGGTGCGTTGCGCCGCTATTGATTCTTGTTGCTGAACTCTTGCTAAGTTTACATATTCTTCACTTAACTTTTGTATGGCTTCCGCTTGCTTGTCGTACTCAGCTAAAACGTAAGCGGGTGCATCTCTGCCTGCTGCGGCTTCTCGTTTGTCTGCAATTTCTTTTAGCTTTTGACTTGTTGCATTTAAAACTTCGTTAACGGCTTCTTGTACTCGTTTTTCGTTTTCAGTTAAGCCGTTCATTTGTTCTTTAATTTTTAACATGTCGAGCGAATGCTGTCTTTCTCTTTCGTATTCTGATGCAAGCAATTTAGCCTGATCAAACATATTTTTAAATTTATCTGGCTTTGGTTTAGGCAACGGTTCATCATCGCCAGTGACCACTACAGGTGGTAATTCCACGGCTTTTACAAATGATCTAGCTTGATTCTCTGCAACTTCCAATCTTGCTTTTGCTAAATCTAATGTATTTTTAACGTCAGATTTCATCCAGTCTGGGGCGGTTTTGTATACCTCCTCTAACTCACGCACTTTTTTAAGGTGGCGCACAACAGCTTCGGTTGCTTCGTTCATCGATTTAGGGGCTGCGCCGCTAAACGCTGATGCAATAGTGCTGTCTAAAAAACTACCTGTTTTTTTGTATGCCTCTAAAAGATTGTTTGTAAAAGTGTTGATTGTGGGCAACCACTTTTCAGCCATAGCTTTTATTAAACCATCACCAATGCGCTTCATTCTTTCCAAGTTGTCGTTAAATTGTTCGGCTGCTTGCCCTGTTTCTGTAGATACAACTTGATTGAAAGTTTTTGCTTCGTCTAGTAAATTTTGAATGCCTTCTGCGCCCATGTTTAAAAATGGGATCATGCTCATGCCGGAGCGACCAAAAATTTGCATCGCCAAAGCGGTTTTATTTACCCCGTCTTTCATGCCTGCAAACTTATCGGCTAATGCCAGCAACGCTTCGTCTGATTCTTTAAATTGTGTTGGGTCTATCTTTAATCTTTTGAAAGCCTCTAATGCGTCACCTGTGCCACTTGCGGCTTCATTTAAATTTTTAGATAATCTGCCAATGTTTTTACCTAATTCTTCCGTGCTTAATCCTGATAAATTTGCCGCATAGTTTAATCCGCTTAATGACTCCATGCTCACGCCTGCGGCTTGAGACATTTTGTATAAAGCGTCCATTTCATCTATTGCACTTTTTGCCATTACTCCAAAGACTGTAGCAATAGCTGTGCCTGCCGCTATTAGTGGTGCGGCTTTAGTTTTAAAACTATCTATTTGTTTTACAGCACCCGCCATGCCAGATTGAAACTCTGCGGTATTCAATCCAAGCACTACGCCTAGTCTTGCAATGTTTGACATTTTATGTACCCTTAAACAGAAGCGCCGGAGCGTTAGGACTCATTAACGCAAACGCTAGTAGATTCTGACTTGCTTGGTCTTTCTTTTCTTGTTCTGTTTTTGGTGGGTACAAATAATCGTAAGCGTGAGGGATAATATCTTGCAACTTAAAAGGCGCTTTTCCTTTGGGCAACATCTTGTTAAATTGTCCTGCGGTAAGTGTTCCCAAAACTTCAAGAATTCCAAGATTGCCAATTATCCCTGCGTGAAACATTACCGCAATATCTGCGAATGTTTCCTCATCTATTGCTGATGGGTCTGCCCCGTGAGCGATCAAATATGCTTTAACTTGCCTACGGACAGACCGTATTACTTTCCCTTTGTGGCATTATAAGACGGGCTTACTGTTTCTCCAATTAATTCTATTAATTGCAATTGAACAGCAAACGGAAATAACTCGTCGATCATTTCATACGTTACTGTAGACATGTCGAATCCGTCTTCTTCAGGCACTAAAAGCCGAATCATTTCTGTAATGCGTGATTGAATTAACGCCTTGCTTGAGGCTGCTTCACGAATAGAGCGACCTTCAATAATTACATCGTTGTCGGTAATCTGCACCGTGTCGCTTGATTGTGTAAAACTTTTGGACATTTCTTGATAAAACTTTTCCACCAAATTTTGATCTGGTGTTTTTAAGCGCTCAAACATTGCATCGGATTCTGCCGTAAGCGGGACTTTTACTTTAAAAGTATGCCCGTTAAATTCAAATGATCTAATTCTAAGTGCGTCTTTATTAAATTTACTGCCTAATGCTTGTGATAAATTGCTCATGCTATTTTCCTTTTTTGGCTTCTCTTGCTTTGTATTCTCTAAACTTAGTCCGTAAAGACTGTACCAAACTGCCTGTAATTTGCTCGCTTGTGCTTTCTAATGCAGGACGCAAAAAGGGTCTTGCTCCTTTTTTTGATGTTCCAAATTCTAGAGCCGTGGCTCTGGCATCGCTCTTAACAGTTATGGTTTTATAAACGTCTTTCTTTTTTTCGTAAGACGCAACGGGATCATAAACTTTTACGCCTGCCGCTAATTTCTTGCCACTAGCTGTGGTTACTTTTCCAATCACAACATCGCCGGGATAAACGTATTTTGATCCTTTGTCTTTGCGACCGGGAAACCTTGACTCAACTTGCAAACTAGCGGCTAGTGCGCCAGTATCTTTTGCTACTAATTGTCGAGCTTTTACCAAGGCGGGTTTCATCGATTTACGAACTGCGTTCCGCAATACTTTGGTGGCATCTTTCGGACCGATGTCATTGTGAATTATTTGGAATAATTCTTTGGTCTCTAAAAACCCCTCAAACTCAACTTTAAATCTGGTTGCCATTCCCATCGCCTTTGATGAGCTTATGATAAATAGAATTGTTTAGCTGAATAACGTAGTCAGTAATTTCGTCGGGGGTCATTTTGTCTGCGTGATTGGCAGCAATTGAATGGGCAAGGTTTATGCCCGTAATGCGTTGTTGTGAAAACCCAAACCAATTCTTTGCGCCGGAGTTGGCTTGGGTTAACAGATAAGCTAATAGCTCTTGATTGTTTTGTATTGTCGTTTGCATGTTTTATTTTTCAGTTACTTTTGGTGGTGGCGCATACGGATTGTGCTTTGCTAACACTTGCAAACAAACCGCCTCTACAGTATCTGGCTCTGCTGCCTTTAGCGCAGCATCCACTTCTGCGGCATCCACAACACAACCTTGAGCCACAATGTCCAACGATTGATATGTAGATGACAATAATTTAATTGCGGCTTTTAAGGTCATGTGTTGTTGCTCCAACCGTATTGATTGCCTCGTGGATGGATGGTAAATACAGCTTTAGCTTCCGCACCGGGCTGTGCATCAATTTGGAATTGACTCACTCGACCATTAAATGCGTAAGCAATAGTGTTCACGCCTTCGACCGCAGCAATAACGAATGTGCGATCAATCACGCCACTTAATGCGTCACCACGAATTAGCAACAATGCTGAATCGCTAGGATTCCAAGGCGCAGTAATCGTAAGGCTTGTTGGTGCTGATTGCGTTGGGATTTTGTCAGACTGTCGAACTCCGGCAAGGCTGTAATTTGCCATTGCATCATCTTGACCAAATGCAGGAACAGCCTCAACGCTTAACGCCAATCCTGCTGCGCCTGTACCGTTAGCAACTGTGCCAACAATGGTCGCCACTTGTGCTGTCCATACCGATAGGTTGGCGGTCGTTAGTGCGGTTGGTGTAGCTCCGGATTGCATCCATAGTGACGCAGCAAAACCGGGCAAAATTTTATTTGGAATAGCCATTTTTTAATCCCCGTTATGCGTTGTTAGACCAACCAAATTGGTTGCCCCTTGGGTGAATTGTGAACACTGCCTTAGCTTCTGCGCCGGGCTGTGCGTCGATTTGAAACTGCGACACTCTACCGTTAAATGCGTAATAAACAA